CTCCGCGACCGTCAGCCGCCGCTCCGTGTTCTCGAGCAGATATGCGCCGATCTGCTCGGCGAGCTGCACCTGCGCCTGCGGATAGCTGTGCTGCGGCTGGGCCGCCTGCACGGGGAACGCGCTCAAAAACAGCAGCAGCTCCAGGATCTTGACTTTGAAATAGCCCTTGCGGATGGCCTCCGGCACGGAGTAGAGCTCGGCAAAAATGTGCGCCACGCCCTGTGACGAGCGCGTGACAAAGCAGGCTGAGTCCGCGCAGAATTTTTCGATGAGTGCGCTCGGCCGCACCTCAACGTCCTCGAGAAAGCACGACAGGCAGTCCGGTGCGCGTGCCGGGTCGATCGACACCGTGATGCCGTGGTAGTGCCCGGTCGGGAAGCGCGCCGGAGCCGCTGCCGCCGAGCGCCGCACGATCGCCAGATCGCCCGGCGAAAGGAAAAAGCATGCGTCGCCATACGGGTAGGCGATGCGCCCCTCGCGGCAGTGGTGGATCTCCAGACAGCCGGGCGCGCGTGTGCGCTGCATGGCGCAGGCCGTGGCGTGCACGTCGTGATACACGATCTCAATGCCCGGGAAAACCGGGAAGACCGTCTGCACCACTTCCCCATCGGCGCCGCCGAGACGATAGACCGTGTGCTCGGCATCCTGATGCAGCACCGTCGCCAGTGTGTCCGCGAAAGTTTCGTTTTGCTTTGCTGTGGCCATTGCGCCGCACCTCCTGTTTTTAGTTAGATGTGTCTAATTTAGTAGGAAAATAAAAGCGCCGTTCCAAACGGCTCTATGCATACTTTATTATACCGTGCCCCTGCCGCCGCGTCAAGCGGCAGAGTACAAAAATGCCCTGCGGCCAAAGACCACAGGGCGTTTCTGGAGCTAGTGATGTGACTCGAACACACGACCTGCTGATTACGAATCAGCTGCTCTACCGACTGAGCTACACTAGCGAATATTCAAGCATCAGCACTTGATTTTTTCAACCTACAGCGCTTGATTGCAACGTTTGAATCTTACTATATTCCGCCTCATTTGTCAACACCTTTTGTGCGAAAAAATGAGGGCAACAAAGTGCTGCCCTCATAATCATCAACTAATTATGTCTTGCTTATCAGCCTTATCTACATCCGCATTCTTTTGCGTTTGTGTGCCAAAATAGAAGCTTATAACCACAGTAAATATAGTTAAAAACTGTTCCGCAGTAATATGCCCTATTGCGGATAGATACGCAAAAACTGCGCATAGAATGAGCGTTATTATGCTCTTAACGTTAATTAGCTTTGCTAGTTTGTCTTTCATTTGATGCCATCTCCCTTATGCTCCAAAACAGTGATTCTAGTCTCGTGATTATGCACTGTTGTGTCAATTTGATTAATGTCTTTCTTCTGCCCCTCCAAGGTGGTGCTCAATGTCGCAATACCATCTTTGAGGCTCGTCATTGCTTGTGTGTTGCTTTTTATGATTCTGCCGATAGAAATAACGAAACTAATAATAACAGTAATGCCGATAAAAATTTCCCATGTCATATGCCGCACCTCCTTACGCTGTTCTCTTCCAGATATAAACAGCCAAGTATGGAGGCATATTATTGTGCGCTTTGCTATCACCTGTTTGTCCTGTCATAGATGCCGGTGCCCACCATGTATTTTTACTGCCTGTCTCTGGGAAACCAAGTGCTGCTCCTTCATCAGGGCCACCTGCATTGGGGTAATAAATCACATGGTTATGCTTTGGCATCTCAGCTTGTGTTAGCGTGTGTGTAGCTTCACCGCCGGTTGAACCAGCTTTGTAAGTAGCACCAGCAGCAAGCAAAAATGTGTCCTTAATTTGCTCCCATGTGCCGCCAAATAAGGTGCTTGGATTAACGCTATTCAGACTCATGTAAATGCTATTAACAGGATAGATAATATCAATAATATTCCGGTTATTGATTTTAAGAGTGCCATTGACGTTAAAATCTGCTGCACCACTGCTATCAACTCCCCAATCGAAAATGGGCTGTGTTTTGCGTGTCTGCCCTCCGCTCTCAATTGTGGCTAGCTTGTCTATGGCGCGCGCCTGAAAAGTATAGGCTTTTGTGTAATCAAGCCCACTAATGCTAATTGTGGTGCTATAAGTGTTATTGCTCTTTGTCACAGCAGCGCTTGAATTTCTCCACGCAGTAAAAGAGCCATCTTGTGCCTTATATCTGTATTGGATGGTTAGTGTATTGCTTGCTGCGCCAAAGTTGCCATTCCAATAGTTGCCGCTTACTTTCAATTGCGCAACACCACTTGTGCTAGCCGCTCCTGCTTCAATAGAGCACGTTAATTTTACATAATCAACAAGCGTGTGTTTAGAGCTAATCTGATTAGTAAACCAACGACTGTCTGTCGCAGTAACCTTAACCAATCCGTCTGTAACAGCCTTAATTGTGCCGCTTCCGCCATTAATTGTTGTGCTGCCAATGGTAATACTCTGTGACTTAATAGTTGCGCTATGCTTAGCAACTGCATTTGTCTTTGCTGTGACATTGCTATAGTATTTTACGAATTTTGATTTATTTCCAGTAAGCGCAACTGTTGTTGCATTGCTGTCGTAGGATTCAACAGTAATGGATGGAGCACATTGTGCTTCATTGCAGTTTGCCTGCATTTGGCACATGGTAGTGCCAATCTCTTGGTTGCCATTGTATGTAATACATTCGATTACGCCTTTTCCGCTCTTGATATTAGGAATCTTCGCATAAAATGTTTCTGGTAGTGTGAATTTAACACTCGTTTGTGTTGTCTTTGTTGCGATTGTTCCGGTTAGGCCGAAAAAATCATAAGTTAGAGTGTGCGTGAAATTTGCAGAAGCTCTATTAATTGTGATTGTGGCATCACTGCCAATGTCCGCTGCGCTACAGCTAACACTACTTGCTCTTGGAATGGTGGTTAGTGTTAAGCTGGCCTCTTTACTGATTTCTCCGGCACTAATCCTTGTGTCCATCCATGTGTTAGCTGAAACACTGCCTGTGCCGTCACTATTGTGCGAAACGGTAAATGTTTCATCAAAAATTGTAACTGTTGTGTTTGCTGGCAATGTATATTCAACGCTGCCGGATGAGCCATTAAACACATAATAGCCTGTCCTGCTGTTGGCATTATAGCTCTGGCCTGTCTGTGTGCTCGTCCATAGCATTCTGACTTCACTTGTATTGTTGGCAACAGAATATGAAACTTCTTCCAAAGTTAAACTATTGTAAACAGCCATCTTTCCACCTCCTTAGCTTCTAATCCAGAAGCAACCTGTGCGGCTGCCATAGTCCTCAAATCGGCTGTTTGTGCCTATAATTAAATATGTTGTAGCGTGTAAATTTTTTGCGTCTACGCCTGTATTATCAGCGGTTAAAACCTCTTCTGAGCCCTTATAAATGCTCATGCCGTCCTCATCAATTGTTGTGCTCATTTCAGAATTCGTTTTACTAATCGTCAATCCGCTATCATCGAATTTAAAACCTGTTGAGGTTGTTACTTTATTTGCACCCTTTGCAACCTCAGTACTAATTGCAAGCTGCACTTGTTCGCTCGTCATTGTTGCATTAACTTTATTTGTCAATGACTCAAACTGCGCGGCATTGCTCTGGTTTTGTTCACCAAGACCCTTTTGCATGTCAACAATCGTGCTATCAATGTCGCTTTGCTTCTCAACGATAGTTGCAACACTTGCAGATATATTATTCTTCTCGACTTTAAGCTGTGAAATATCTGTTGTATTCGTCTTTTGCTGCCCTGTAATGGCGTTAATCTCTGCCCATGCAGCATCACATACAGCGGTTGTGTATTCTGTGCCTGTAGGATTGTTGTAAACTATTTTGCTCCTTGTCCAAATATATTTACCCTCTTCCCATGCCGGTTGTGATGCACTCCATGAGCCTCCTGCAAGCTCCGTCTGTGAGGTGCTAATGTAATACTCAGTTGTTACACTAGTAATACCTCTACCATTTGTGCCATTTTTGCCATCAACACCATTTGTGCCGTCTTTTCCGTTAATTCCGTCTTTGCCGGGAGTCCCATCCTTGCCGGGTGCACCATCAGCTCCGGGAGCACCGTCTTGTCCATCCTTACCATTTTTGCCGTCTGCACCTTTTGCACCAGCTATGCAAGTGGCATTGCGTGTAATGCTTGTGCCATCTGTGTAAGTAACTTTTTGCCGACTCCACATATACTTGCCCTCTTGCCATGCAGGTGCTGTTGTGCTCCATGAGCCACCTGTAGCAGAAGTGGTGCTAGTACTTAGATAATATTCAACATCTACTTGCTTAACTGTCTTTTTAATTGCTTGAGTCTGGCTATTCATTTCAGAGGCTAGTAAAGTAATCTGCTTTTCTTGCTTATCAACCCTTGCATATGTTTGTTTGATTGCATCGCCCAAACTTGTAGGATTGCTCTCAGTCTCAGTGCTGTTTGCGTCATACTTCCATTGCGTTTTTTCTTGTAAGCTGCCATCATATTTAATAGTGTCATTCAGCAAATAAGCAGTTAAGGCTTTATTGTCTTTAGTTGTCAGAGCAATTTTATCTCCCACTTCAAGCGCTGGATTGCCTCTCCAAGTGCAGTCGAATACATCAATGCTAATGTCACCAATGGTTGTTATGGCATTGTGCACTAGAGCGGCTATATCATCGCGCAACTCCCAAAAAGCATTGTCACGCACATATTGAGTGCTACCAACAAGAGTAGTGCTCTCACTGACATTATCGCCAAGCTCAGTGCACATACAAATTGTTTGCAGCCTGTGCCCCACTCCGCTTTTTAGCGTCATATATTTTGATTTATCAATGCTAATAACAGCGTTACCGCTCTTATCAAGCTGCTTAAAGCATAATTTATTATTGGCATCTAAAAAGTAAATTGTCTGAGTAACTTCTGCAACATCATCAAGTGCCTCTCTGAGTGTTTCAGTGCCATCAAAGTTTGCGCCATTTGGATAGCTCAAAATAAAATTAGTGTGCCCTGTTACAGACACACCAAGCACAGAAGCACATGCTTCAACAAATTGTTTAATGGTATATGGCTTAGTAAGCACCAATTCGCTTACAGTATGCTCAGAAGCCTTATAAATGGCATCATACGCAGTTATAGATAACTCATTTGTGTTCTCATCCCTGTGCACTTCTGATACCTGAAAAGTGGGATATATCTTATATTCTGTAGTGCCATCGGGCAACTCTGCGCCAAGGCTAATCTTGATTGTGTTGGCTGTTGAAATATTTATCTCTCTCTGCACATCAATCAAATGCACATTAAGTCTATGGCAAATGCCAAAGCCAAAAAACTTACCATCTTCTCCGACACGCTGAATGTCAAAGCTTATAACTTTATCCGCTTGTGTATAAGTAGCCACCAAAGCAGAGCCATTATATAGCTCTACCTTGGCTTTAATTCTACGCACAGAGGCGGAAATAGCAGAATTATATGCGCTTGTTGTAGCTAGCATATTTCCACCTCCCTTTTATAGCTCATTAAATTTGAGATTGAATTTCTGATACATTATTTTTGAATCTTGAATCGTATAATAGCTAATATCATGTGATGCAATGATGCAGCTTACACCAGTTTCAAGCGCATTCGTCTTTGGATTGCGGAAGCTAATGCTCACACTAAAGGCATCTATTGCCTCTAATAACTTAGCCATTGCAGTTGAATCGAGTGGAATTATCTCCACCTCAAACGTGCGCTTTTTATTTATATAGTCAACTACTGTGTCACGATTTGCGTTCTGCTGGGCATTATAATTAACATCTGTGCTAATTTTAAGGCCGCTAACATAGGCGCTAAAATCTGTGCTGCCAATTTTGAAATATGCCATAATTCCACCCCCTTTATACTAGATTTAATGCTAAGCTGCCGCGCTGTCTAGTAAGCGCATTAATGCTATCTACGCTAATTTCGGCAAACGTTTTGCCGTCCACTTGCATGATAATAGGCTGATTGCCGCCCATCTTGCTAGACAGTTTATCAGCAATCTTGTCAAGCCATTGTGTGTTGTTTTCGAGAGGCACAATTGCCTCAGCACCAGCCTCTCCTAGGCCGCTTAATCTGCCTCCATTATTAAACAGTGTCGGCGCATCAAAAACGCCGCCTTTAGCGTACCAGTCAATACTAAACTTAGGTACTTTGGGCGGCATCAAACTAAATTCACCTGATATATTAATGTGAGGCATTTTAAGCTTTGGCAAGCTCCAAGAGAAGTTAAAGAAGCCTTTGATTTTATCAATCACATCTTTAACTGTCTGTTTTGCTGCTTCTAGCTTGTCTTTTATTCCTTGCTTAATGTTGTCAAATATATTTACAACTGTCTCTTTTGCGGCATTGAAGCCATTGCTAAATTTCTCCTTAATGTTGTCTACGACATTGCTAACCGTCTCTTTTGCGGCCTGAATTTTCTCCCTAATGCCGTCTTTGATTCTGGTAAAGTGCTCAATCACCTTGTCTTTTGCCGCTTGAATTGTGTCGCTCATCTTCTGCTTAATAGCATTGAATTTTTCGCTAATAGCCTCTCTAATGCTGTTCACCTTATCCGCAATGCCTTGCTTTAGATTGCTGAACCATTCTTTCACGGCCTCAACTGCGCTTTCGATGGTTGCAACCATCTTATCCCATACTTCTACAACTTTTTCTTTGATTTCATCCCAATGCTTTACGCAGAGGACAATAACCGCAATAACAGCGGCAATAGCAGCCACAATTAGAATATAAGGCGCAAGAGCCACTAAAGTAGCAGCAGCGCTAGCTAGTTGTGCAGCAATCAGAGCGCCAAGAGAAACAACCTGTGCTGCATCCATAGCTGCTTTAATCGCAGCCACGGCATTATAGGCAATGACAGCAGCAGTAACAACACCTACAGCTACCGCAACCGCTGTTAGGATTGGCTCAATAGTGCCCCAATTTTCAACGGCACAATTGACAATATCAGTCAGTATATCGTTTACTGTTTGTATGGCGCTAACTATGTCATCAAAAATGGCTTGTGCTTCTGGGTGATTAGCAAGCGCATTATGTATACTTTCGACAAGAGCATTAAAGAATTCTCCAATCCTCGGCGCAATATTATCAATGACTTGCGAAACTGAATCAATCAAATCTTGTGTGAGTTGATTAATATCAGCATTATTGTCCATCAAGCCTGTTAACCAGTTCTGCCATGCCGCTTTCATCATTGCAACGCTGCCTTGAATGGTAGTTGCTGCTTCTTTGGCACTTGTGCCTGTAATGCCCATTTCTTCTTGCACTGCGTGAATTGCTGAATACACATCGCCTAGGTTACTAATGTCATAATGCACACCAGTTAGCTTTTCTGCATCAGCTAATAAGCGTTCCATTTCTTCTTTTGTGCCGCCATAGCCAAGCTTGAGGTTATCCAGCATTGTGTAATTCTGCTTTGCAAAACCCTGATAGGCATTTTGGATAGACTCCATGGAGCTGCCCATTTTATTAGCGTTATCGGCCATATCAGTTATTGCCATGTCTGCAATTTTTGCCGCCTCTGCTGTGTCTCCATTTAATCCTTGCAGCAAGCTCGCGCTAAAGCTTGTTGCAATATCCATGTATTGATTTGCGCTCATTTGCTGATTCTTGTAAGCGTCTTTCGCATATTGCTCAACAGTGCCAGCGCTTTCCTTGAAAAGAGTCTCTATGCCTCCCACAAGCTGCTCATAATTGCCATAGGCATCTAGGGCTTGCTTGCCAAGTGCAACAACACCTGCGCCAGCCACAGCGCATCCGGCAACAAAAGCTTTTCCTATTTTCTTGCCTACTTTTTCTATGCCGTCTCCCATCTTTTTAATGTTATCTTGGGCATCTTTGGAGTGCTTTTGCACTTCTGACTTAAAGCTCCCCATTGATTTTTTTGCCTCTTCTAATCCCTTCTTAAATTGGGCAATCTCGGCTTTAATAATTACTTTTAACTCTTCATCCAACTGCATTTCCTCCTTTCTCAAATTTTTGATTAAAGGTTTGTGCGAATTGTCTAAGTCTTGCCGCTGACAATTTAATTTCTTTTTCCTTGCGCATTTCGCTCATTTCTTCGACATCAAATATTGTTGGATAGGCTTTCTCAATATAGGGCATTTCTATTGATTTGTTGGATATCCGTGCAACACTAGCGCCTATTAAATCGGCTAGTGTATAGTCAAAAAATGCTTGTTCTTGCCGTTTTTCTCTTTGCATGCGGCGCTTACTTGCAAACAACCGCTCTAACTCTGCAAGAGTCATATTCCAAAAATCAGATTCAGGTATACCCCAATCTAGCGCATTATCCAATATTTTGAATATAGTATCACTAAAAAAATAGGGAGCTGGGCTATCATCAACCCTGCCCCCCTCAATTAGTTTTTTTCGGCTTCCTCATCTTGCTCATCAGACTTGCTTGGGAATAGTCCAGACACCTTATAAATGTCCATGATAACCTTCGAGAATTCTGTGGTGCTATGTCCATCAGCTAGCCATGCATCGAAAATATCATAAGCCTCATTTAAAGTAATGCCATGGTTGAGCTGCTGTAGACTTGCGTTTAACACCTCTACCATAGTTGTAACCGTGGGAACAACAATCTCATTGTCATTCGTGCCGAAAATAGTAATTGGGTTGCATCCAATTCGCTTTTCAAGCATTACAATATTCCTCGTGTTAAGTCTTAGCTTATAGTCCTTGCCACCGGCATAAAAATCAACATACATCATATAAATCTCTCTCTCCTTTAAAAAAATAAGTAGGAAGAGGGGAGAGAATACCTCTCCCTACTTCCCCAATTGGGTTATATTATGCAAACACCATTGCGGAGTTCGGCGTAATATTAATATTGTACTTCATCGCATTAGCGCCTACGCTGTTGCCACCAAGCTGCACACTTACAGTGCCAGAGAAGGTGCAAGTAGTAGGATTAGTTTCATCATCGTTAATTTCAACCTTCCAAAAAACAACACCTTTTAGCGCATTAACTGCTGCAAACTCAGCCTTATCATAGTAGGCCGTAAAAGTGAGTGTATCACCATAGTTGTCAATACCATCAATATATCTATGACAACCGTCGCTTAGATTAGTTACCTCAATCTTATCTTTGCTGCCGCCTAAATCTGGAAAACTATCAACGTTTACAATCTGCGTATAGCTTTCACCGGTTGAAGTAGTCTTGTAATATACTTTAATCTTATCAACACCAATTTCATTTGCCATGCTGAATTACCTCCTATTAAAATCTTTCAAAGCCTATCGCTTCATAAGTCATGATTTTTTGAATCATGTTTGAATTGTTGTCATACATTTCATTGCAGCCAACCCGCTTAAAATCTAATGGGCGCAAAACCTCATCAATTTGTAATGCGTATTTTTGCAAATCTGCTATTTGTGTGCCCCATACTTTAATTTGATATTGCAAGCGGCTATAGCCTAAAGTATCTCCATTGTATGTAGCTATGTTAGATAGCTCCATATAGCTAATACATGGAGTCTCTAAACCGCTGTGCAATGTCATTTCATAATGCACTGGAATACCAATAGTTTTGAGGGCACTAACAAGGTTGCTATGATAATCAATCATTTGAGTAAGCCCTCCTTTATTAATGCTATAATTTTTTCTCTGTTCTCATTGAGCGCTGGGCGCATATATGGCTGTGGGTGCTGTCCCCTTGTAATATGCGTTTTTCCCTTATCATCTTTGTAGAGCCAAGGCACATCTTTGCGCCCATCTCCCTTCTCAGCGAAAAGGCCAGTGCCATACTCAACATATGGCGCATATTCTAGTGGGCTATAAATGTCCGCATTAATCTCATTGCCATCTGCTTCGACTTTACTTGCAATACTGCGCCTCAATGCACCTGTATCTTTAGGTGCTTTCTTTTTTGCTTCTTTTTCGACTAAGGAAGCAGCCTTGCCTACAGCCTTTTGAATGCCATCTAAGTCATATAGCTTGTTCAGCCTATAAAGGATTTTGTCATATCCATCAAATTCCACAGCCATTACTCGCACCTCGCCATAAAAACCTGTTTTAGTCTGCCATATGGATAGACATAGAGCACCTTGAGCCTATCAGAACCGTATGCTATTACATATTTATCATTTATTTGTGCATCGCTTGTAAGCCCAATATACTCTGCTTGTGCATACAGCACATTATCCTCAATGCGCTTAGAGAGCACATTAATTGCCATTTTTACAGTGCCTTTTTTATCGCTTAAAGCCGGTTGCCCATATACATCTAACTCGCCATATATGTAATAATCATAAGTTCTCATCTGTGAGTTAATCATATGTTACACCACCTTGATGCGGCGCTTGCGGTTGAGCACAGCTAATATGTCTGCTGGATAGCCGTCAATATATGACGCAGAAACACCACTAAAGCTTTCATTTGCAAGCCCCTCTGTGCCCATGCGATTTAGTTTAATCACAGCAATGCGCTCTGCTATAATCTCTAGCTCATAGTCAAGCTCACGATTGCAATAACCTTGTACTTCGGCTAGTGCCATCTTCATAGCTAAACCAATTTGAGCATCAGAATAATTAACGGCTGCATCGCCAAGCATTAATTTAACTTCTTCAATCATTTTGTAACCTCCTTTTTATTGGGAGGGGAGGTTATCCCTCCCCATTATTAAATTGTCAATCAGGAAGCGGCCTCAGAAATCTTGCAAGCCTTGGTTGCATCAGTGAGCGCAACAATGTAGCAGTCACGGAGATAAATGCTATTCTTGCGCTTGTCGGCGTCGCGCTCCTGCTCAACTTCAACATCCTTCTTCATGAAGAGTGTAACAGCTTCCTTATTGAGTACATAAGCCTTGTCACTGAGAGCCTTAGTAGCAATCACAGGAATACCAGCAATTGTGCCGACTTGTCCGTTATAAATTACATCGCCCATGTGTGCAGCCTTGTAATCTGCATCCTTACGGAGTGCAGCTTTCCATGCGTTAGGAATGATAATGAAAAGGCTGCTCTCATCTTCAACATTGAGTTCAGAGATAGCGTCAACAATGACATCATAAGAGAGAGCCTTGCCCTTAGCAAAAGTAACACCCTGTACTAGTTCAGCACTACCGGCAGAATTCTTTGTAGCAAGAGCTGCATAGAAATCAGAAGTCATTTTGTTAGTCATGACCTGAGTTGCACCCTTGAGCATGAAGTCAACAATGAGATTGTCCTTCATGAAGTCCTCATCGAAATAATCTGCTGCCTGTTGCACCATCTTGACGGTGTAATCCTTGCCGACATAGGCAATAGAGCCGCGAGTAGAAGCAGTGTTACCAACACCAACAGCTAGCTCCTCGGCAACGCCGGAATACGTATAAGTGTTAATCGTCTTAACCATTCCTGCTGTAGCGGTTAGGCTATTGTCAACAGTCATCATGCTACGTGCATTCACCTGAGTAGTAAGTAAATCCTTTGCCTTTGCTTCGATAACCTTATTATTGAAAACAGTATTACTCATAATAAAAAATCTCCTTTAATTAAATAATTTTGAAAATAGTTCTGGTTGTTCACTTGCCAGTTTGTCTAACTCTGCCATACTCATTTTTTTGGCAGATTCTTTTGTAATTTCGGAAGAAGAGCCGCCATTACCCTTTGGGCTGTTATTGGCTAGGCGCTTCTCAACCTCTGCTTTTACAGCAGCCTTAAATAGCTTGTCCAGTGTATCAATGTTGGCCTGTGCTTGCTCAATATCCTCGCCAATAGAAATAATATCGGCAAATTGAGCGCTTAAGCCTCTGCTTGATAAAACACTTTTGAGCTCTGATTTATTCGCCTCAATCTGATACTTTGCTAGTTGTTCCTCTAGCTCTGCAATTTTGTTATCCTTCTCAGCCTTGGCTCTTTCATCGCCATCTAACTGAGCTAAAGATAACTGCTTATTAAATTTCTTCTCTTGTGTTTTAAGAGCGGCTGTAACCCTTTTATCAGTTTCGGATTGAATTAACTTTGCTACCTCTTCTGCTGTAAAAGTTTTACTCTGCTCTTGATTCTCATTGTTCTCATTCTCATTAACACTAGTGTTGTTCATATTCTCATCCATAATAAAAAACCTCCATAAGTTGTAGCTCATGACTACCCCTTTAATTTAATGTGAGTTGTTCTTTAGCGTCTGCCCCTCAAAAAGACAATAAAAATAGAAGCTTAACGTTTTGTTAGGCTTCTTAATCTTCTACAACCGGCACAATGCAGCACCGGCAATTAGGATGCGCGGGAATTGGGATTTGCGCATTAATATTAAATTTCTTCTTGTCAAGTCTTGCGCATATATCACAAGTGCGGCTATCTGTATCAGCCAGTATTTCCACTTGTTGAATGCCATAGCTCTTATATCTGTCCTTCGCAGCCTGTGTCTCAATATGCGCTATTTCTGTCCTAGTAATGGTTTCCGCTCGATGATAGCTCACATCAAAGCGCTCCATAAGTGTCTGCTTTAACTGTGTAGTTTTTTTGCCACTAACAATGCAGTCAATCAGACTATCATTTAATGTCTGTTGCAAGTCGTTGATATTATTCCATACTCTTGTGCTCCATGACTTGCCATCAGCACACCATATTTCTTGTGCTACCCTTGCAGCGGCTTGCTCATTAATTTGATTAAATGCGGCATCTGATACCATAGCTGTAATTGCTTGTTTATCATCGGTTAAAGCCACATATATATGCTTATATTCCGCTTCAAATTGTTTGGACATTACATCACACTGCTTGTCACCAAGCTTCTGTAAACGCTTATTTAATTGGGCTTGCATCTGATAATATTTGTCCAACCGATATAAGTCAGCAACAGTAACAGGCTTGCCCTCTTCGGCTGCATTGAGCACTTTGTCATAAAGTGCTTCAAAGTCTTTAATGGTTGATTGCATCGCATTTGCATAGTACTTGGTGAGCTGCTTATTTATTGCATTAATGCTTTTGTCGCTATAATTCCTCTGAGCGGCTAGCATTCTTTTTTGCCAATAGTTCATGCACTTTCATCCTCTTCATCATCTTCTGTGCCTGTGCCGCCAAAACCATATAGCTCAATATTCTTTTGCTTCTGTTTCTCCACTCTTTCAAGCTCTGCTTTAACATCCGTCACTTGCGGAATCATGCTTAATAGTGTTTCATCGCTAACTGTGCCCTTGTACGCATTAACGATATTAACAATGCTCGTATAGTCCTCTGGAATATTGCGCTTGAATGTAATCTGAACATCTCTATAGACTTCTTCACCAAGTTTTAAAGAGGCCACACCAGCAATTAGCTCAACACGGCGCTGTAATGCCTTTTTCATATTGCTTACAATTGTTGCTGCTTTTGTTTCACAACCTGTTAAGCGATAACGAATAGCCACACCTGAGCTAACACCGCCCACAAATTTTTCGCTTGAGAAGTCTGGGCACTTAGCAGTGCGATAAATGTTATCATGCACACGCTTTAAAATATTTTCAATTTGCGTATCACTTGCATTTTTGGTTAACCAGCCCGCATTAGCGCCAGAAGGTAAAATAAGCACTCTATTTGCCTTCATTGAAGCTATATCTTCTTCCTCGGCATCTACACCCTCAAGCATTAAATAAGCATCACAAAAGGCACTAAAATCATCAATCTCGCCACTAAGCAGCTCATTGTAGGCATCCTGCAAAGTAATAATGCAATCAAATATGCTGCGCTCATCTTTATCCAAGTAAAATATATTAGCTGGGCATTGATTGAAATAATGCGGCTCTTCTGAAACAAATTCTAAGCCGCCCTGTGTGCCGTGCATCTGATAGTGTTTAATGGCCGTGTCACCATAAACGTCCACATTATATAAGTCGCTATCATCCCAATCATTAACCTTGTACCAGCGCACAAAGTACATCAAATCACCTGTCAAGCTATCATCATAAACGCCAAAACAGCTAGTAGGCTCAATTAATCTGAATCTCACTTGGCCTTGTTCATCCGTGTACATTAGCTCTGCTGCCACCCCATAAATAAGTGCAGCGTTTAAGAAGTCGCTATCTTCATTTTGATAGTCGTTGTATCTGAGGCAATCCATAATGCTATCAATGTCATTATCTGAGCTATAGCTGATATAACCGGGTGAGGCTATGTAACCGCAATAACTGCTCACAATGTCTGCGCAAAAATTGGTAACAACTCTGCTAATGGGCTTTGATGCATCTGCATAGCTTTTGCGCAATATTGCCTGTGTGCCATCATAGTAATTTTTGTACTTCTGTAGCTTCGGCAAAACGTTAGTGTGATACTTATTAATCATCTTGTATAGCAGCTCTGGTGTAAGCTCTGTTTCTCTATTTAGATTAAACATCTTCTCACCCCTTAATATTCAACGCCATATCTGTCAAATAGGGCTTTGACTTTTTCATCTTTTAAAATCTTCTGCTGCTGTCCGTGATTCAGAGCATCATATATTGTTTGCAATGCATTCTTTGTCTCCGTCTTGACAGCAGCAACTCTATCAAATAAATCTTGTCTTTTCATGTGTTATACCCCCAACTGAGCTAGAGCCTGTGTATAATCTGCTTCTGTCGCAATCTCTGGCTCTGCAAGTTCCGCAGCATTGCCCTCTGCATCAACCTCAACATAATTTGTAATGCTATCTGTGTGGCCTAAAAAGAGGGTTTTAACGTTCAAATGCTCCTGCACTTGTTCCCCTTTTTCATTTTGAGTGTATCTTGGCTCTTTCCAATCAAATACTTTGCCTTCATCGGCATCATATCTTGTTAAACTATAATTTGTAGAAATCATCTCATTTCCCCCTTATGCTAAACTAACTGTCCAGCCCTTGGCAGTTGCAACCGCTATCTCTTCTTCTGTTAGCGTGTTAATTGCGCCACCATCTGTAGCAGAACCAGCAGCACCCTTGAATTTGATAGTATTAGTACCGCCAGCAGTCGCAAGGTATGCACTAGTATCTGGGAGGCTGTTAATAGTTGCAACAGCGCTATCATGGTTATAGCGTGAGTAGGCTATATCTGTAGTCCACCAATCAGCATCATTTTTAAGCGCTGCATAACTTTCTGCATCACTCACTCGCTTGTCTAAAATTTTATTTTGAATTTGTTCAGCGGCTTGAGCATATCCAACATATTCTGTTAAAGTTATCGTTTGATTCTTCCAGTTTGCACTTTTTCCGCTTTCAAATGTAAAACCTTTTAATCTAGAACAATAATCTAATGTTGAACCAAATGCGTTTGCTGTCCAAGTAGGCAATGTTGATACACCAAGGTTAGTTATTTCATCTAAGACATAGCAATAATCACACATATAATAATACAAGCTTGCGGTATGCCGATTTTGAAACAGTGTAGCCAACTTGCTAGCGAATGAGGGGAAATTGCGCAACGACGAACAGTTGTCAAACATGGTACTAATATTGCCATGTGACAAAATACTTCCTGCGTTTAAATAATTGTCTGGAATGTTACTCAATTTTACACTATACGAAAAAAGCGCATTAACAAAACCAATTATAATATTCTCGCCATTAATCGCGGGAAGAGTTGTGAGCGCAGTGCTGCCAAACATGCCTGTTGCGGTAAGCTCTGTGCCAGCCTCTAAATTGATATCAAAAGGAATGCTCTGTAAGTTAGTGCCATTAAACATATTGCTGCATGAAGAAATATTTTGTGTGCTCCACTTATCAGCATAAGCAGTAATAAAGCTATCCCATTTGCCTTTGTAGTCAAAATTGTTGCACATACCGCTAATCACAAATGCACTGTCAGGAATCTCAACACCTGAACCACCACCGCTAGGCTTAACATAGCTAACCCCTATATCACCTTCGCAGTATTTACCAGCAGTCTTGAGCGTCTTGCTGCCGCTTGCATTCATTTCTGCAATAGTAGAGCCTTTGTAGGTTAATGTAACATCTGCCATTACTCAACACCCCCTGTATACTTAGGGAGTGTAGCAAGCGTTAAATAGCCTTTTTCATTGAGTGCGCTGTTCGTGACATAATCGCCTGCCGGTGCTTTCTGTGCTAGTCCATCATCAACATACTCCTTAGTTGCAATTTGCTTAGCTGTTGTTGGAGCTGAGGCCACCTCAACTTGCCGAATAGAGGGTGTATCTCCAGAATCACTAGCATATGCAGCAAGTGGGATGGACGTATAGTCAATGTAGTTATTTGCATATTCCGAGGTAGTAGTATTGTAAGCACGTGTAAATCCATTTCCGTTAACATTAGTCACGCACAGCGCAAATCCTTTTCGACTATCGGAAGCAGAATAATAACTCCACATACTAATTACTGTTTTAGGGGAAAACGGAGAATCATAAATGTAAAGAACATTTGACGGATATGTATAACTGCCATAAAAGTCATTACCGAATATTCCATTTTGAATAAGAGTTGCAAAGCTTTTAACATATGTATCTATTATATCCGTGGTCATATTCTTGCTATTCAGAAGCATACTAAAACCCAATATTGCTTTTTTCATGTCACCTGTTGCTGTTGAGTAATCCAGAGGAAGCATTACCCCATTTTTTACGAATACAGTTTTATTTGTAGTGTTAAGCCCTAATGGTAAAATACATTCAACAGGTAATAATCCGTTGGCTGTATCTACAGCCCCAATATTTTCACGCACTTGTTTCTTCTGCTCATCAGTCAATGTCTGTTGAGTATATTCAACTACATGAGCCGGAATTTTGCCCTCAAGCCCTGCAATCTCTGTTTTTAACGCGCTATTAGTGGCAAAGTCGCTATCATTTTGTAGCTGACTAGTCTTGCTAGGAATATCAAGCACAACATCACCTGTCATGCCATTAACGCTATCAACAGCGCCTCCACCTACTATAGGTGCTTGCAAAGTAATAGTTGCATTGCTGTTTTTTAGTTGTAGTGGCATTCGCCTCACCTCCCTATATAGATTGGTGCAGCAAAGCCAAGACTAGCACCCTTGTAGCTAATGCGATACCAATAGCGGCCTAGCTTGCCTTGTGTAATGTCCGCTGGAATGGTAAACACCCATGCATCATTTGTAAATCGGCCTTGGAATTCACCTAACAATTGTTGATTCTTATCAAAAAAAGATAAGCTGCATCCGCTTGTAATATCTTTGCCATCTGCGTCTGTAATATCTGCAATAATGTTAATATCTTCGCCGCCAACTGCTCTAACGGCATTGTAAAGTAATTCAATCATATAAATATCAACTCCTATAGTCCCAATAGGGATTTATCAAACGTTCTTAGTTTTGTCATTGTGTAAATGTCGCTATAAGCATATCGGCAAGCATCTATTGCGTGACTCCATTCGTGTGTTGTGTCCTCTGTCCACTCGCCTGTGATTTTGCTCTTTATGTAGCTAAAGTTTTCAAGCTCAGCTATAAAATTTTTGCACTTTGGATGCACCACAATTAAATTATCCTGCAAGAACATAAGGCCAGCTTTTACACTGTCCTTCCCCTTTGCACAGCCTGTAGCATTAATACCTTGCGTCTTAAAATATTGAATGCTCCTCGGCTCTGCACTATCGACAGAAATTTTACACCTTTGTAAACCCATATCTTTAATTGCTTGCGCCAATTCGCTTAACTGACAGCCGCTCTTGTAAAATTCATTAAAGACATAAATTGTCTTATTCGCTTTATCATAAAGTGTATCAATAATGGCGCTTTTATCAATCCAACCCAAGTCCATGCCACATCTATGCTCTAAGCCTTGTGAGGCAAGCTGCATTGCATCAAATTCTTGCTCTCTCCAATTTTTAATAACTAGTCCATCTGGATTTGTTCCCCATAAGCCATCACAGAAAATTCTTGCTTTAGCTGGATTTGTCTTATAAAGGCTCTCTAATTGTCGCACATATTGTGCATCAAGAAATGGATTATCTCTAAATGTAGAGTGAGTATAGATTGCATCCTCTGGCAACTCTTCTTGTGTAAACTTATAAAGCCAAGAATTAATGTTAATTGGATTCCATGCCATAAGTATCTGCTTGTTTGCATTGCCGCCTCTCAAACGCAAATTAAGCTGCTCGACAATATCCCTTGGCACTTCAAAAACTTCTTCGACAAACACACAAGTAATACCGGCAATAGATAACAGCTTTGTTTCATCATCAAGCCCAAGAAATATAATCTCAGTGCCACTTGGCAATGTAATTACCATATTTGTGTTATTAATATTACAATATTGAATAATTTTCCACTTTGTTAGTATTTCTTTGAATAACGCAAAGCAGCTATTGCGCAATGTTGTGCCGTATCTTCTGCAAACCAAAATCTTGATACGCTCATTTAGGCCGCGAATAATCAACTTCTGAGTGATAAAGTAGCTTTTTGCGCTACCAGCAGAGCCGCAATATAGCTCCCATCTATGCGAATAATCAAATAATAAAGGATAAAACTTAGGTACAAATAAATCCTTGCTTAACTGTAAATCAATCATCCGCAACACTAACCTTAATAATATTGGTATCTAGTTGTATTTGTTGCTGCTCAGGCTGCTTATAGCCGACATAATTCAGCAAATATTCAATTGCTTTTTGGTTGCCCTTGTTGGCATTCTCCATAAGCTTTTTAACCGCCAATGCTTCATAGCTTCTAAACGTCTTTTCGCATAAATCATGATAATATTCCTGAAATTCAGGTAATTTGCGCCACACATAAATCGTGCTTGTATTGCACCCAACACGCGCTGCATATTCCTCTTTTGTAAGTTGCGGCTCTGCAACCATTAGCTCAGCAAGTTTTACCTGTCTTGGCTTCAACATAACAGCCACCTCCTTTTTATTACTTAAAAATCCTCACTAAATGCACGATTTTTCAGGTTAACCCTAGTAAGAGGTATAATTACCCTCCCAAAGTGTCAACCTGAAAAACCATAAATAATTATTCATAAATTTTATATCTAATTTTCGATTATCCGCATAAACACTATACTTTCAAGTATTTTGAAGTATAGAAAAAACTCATTTTACCACGAATTTACCACGATTGAATGAGCCTTGATATGACCTATAAAATAACACCCAAAAGACATCATTACACCTAAATGGTGTCTTTTTAAAAAGCAGTCAATCCTAAGACTAACTGCTTTGTGTGTATGGATATGAAATTGTCAAACTGGGATTTACTTATATCTATTCCTATAAAAGTGTCAATATATATCCGTCTATCAGAGCAATTAGCAGATACATAATAAAGGCTCTGATAAACGCTTCTATATGCTTTTTCGGATTTTGATACAATTCCTTTTCTGGCATTTTTCTTAAACGAACACGCTTTGTATTCCGCCACCATAAAAGGTCTACAATAAATAAGTCAAAGATATTCAATCCCTGTCCTATAATACTTAAACAAAGAAAATTATGTGTGAAGCCATTTTCTTTGATAAACAACCCTAATATAAATAGTACGAACAGAAATAACAGAAAATTGGATATAAATGTAACCACTTTATTGCTTTCCTTAAATTTTCCTTGATATTCTGCAATACTCTTTATTCGATTTTGCACTTCATCTGGATAAGATGAATAGCTTTTTAAATTTTTGTTATCTGTACCTGTTCCCCAAAAACATATTAGAAAAAACGCGATACATAAAATTACGGTTTCGATTATTATAATCATTCTGTTTCACTCCAAATTCTAATTTGTCCGTTTCTTCATATCCACATTATATCATTTTCATATCTGC